GTGACCTGATTAGGCAGCTTCACAATCCCGTTTAACCGGTTGTAAGCGGTCATCAGCGCATCACCCGCTGAACTCCCCTTCAGCTCACCGATAATCGGCTCCAGCTCAGCAAACAGGGCTTTATTGCTCAGGTTAAAGGCAGAGGTGCCCGCTTTGGCCATAAACTGACGGTACTGGGTGAAATCGACATTGCCGCCTGAAGACTGAATGGCGCGAAACGCTGCGTCCATCAGTTCATTAAAGCGCTCAGGGCTTTTCAGACCGCCCGCCGTCTCGGTGAAGCGCAGCATATCCATCTGCTTCGCAGTGGTGGCCTCACGCTGATGCTCATCCAGCCCGCGGGAGGCGAAGGTAATACGCGCCAGCACCGGTGCCGCCAGTTTCGCCGCGCGCAGCTGCTCATCCAGCGTTTTTGCTCCGGATTCGCTGAATACCCCCTGCGCTTCCACAAGATATTTCAGCATGTCAGTAGCCGAGGAGCCACGGATACGGGTAGTTTCAGCGAAACGCAGTGCATCTTCTCTTGCCGCCTGACCCATGCCGAACTGTCTAAACTTCTCGGTCATGGTCTGGTAGCGGGCTGCCTCATCAACAAAGCCTTTCAGCATTCTGAAACCCAGATAGCCGGTTGCCAGATTGGTCATACCCTCTGAAAAGGAGCTTCCGCCGGGAGGGTGTCCATTACCGCCGCCATGCCCTGCACCACCGCCGCCCCAGCCGCCCGGGGGCACGCCATTATGCCAGCCATGCCACCAGCCACCCTGTCCTGAAGGCGGAGGCAGTGCGAGCCTCCCGCCAGGGCTGCCATATCCACCGCTTCCTCCTGCAGCTGCGGTCCCCACTGCCAGAACGGGCAGTGTCATGGCTGCGCCGTAACCACCCGCCAGCAGCGGGACATTACGCGAGGCACGGTTGATACGCTGAGTCTGGTCAGCTATCTCGCGGATGGCTCCGGCATATTCATGCGCACCGCGGGACGCGCCAGAGAACTCATTATTGAGGGAGCGATTGAGTGCCCGCAGCGCAGATGTCGCCTCGCGGGCCGCACGGGTCAGTGCTTTAATGTTCCTGGTGATGGTGACGAACTTCTTATTTAGCTCAATCGCATCACGGCTTACCTGCATCAGGTTGCGTGTAATCTGGTCATCCAGCGCCAGCCGCACGGCTACGCGGTAAGCCTGAACATCCATGGGAACCTCGTTTTATGGGCATAAAAAAACCGCCCTAGAGGCGGCTTTTTTAATTAATAACAAAAAAGATAAAGATAAGTATCATTAATCTTTAATGCTATGCAACTTCTTTATACCAATGATCTATTTCATTCACTAAAGATGTAGGTTGATGAGCACTGAAAGTTTTAACACCTTTAGACTTTAACGAAGACTTATAATCTCCAATAAGATTATTGATCTTCCCAGAATCACCTTTATTAGATGAAGGTAAGAGAAGAAAACTATTAACCTGATTAAACTCACGATCATTTAAAAGAAGATCGATGTCTCTAAAAGACCTCAATAGCTCATTTTCCACCGTGTCGCTTGTTGCATAGTCTGCAGATACAATAGTTCCTGCATTGTTCCTAAACTGGATAGGGACTTTAACTGATATTCCTGATACCGTTTCAATCATTGGATTTTCAGGCATTATTAGTCTAAGATTTTCATTTTTTGAAATAGCATCTTTTACTACTGTTATTATATTTCTTGTAGTAGTAAAGCCAGCCCTAGGATTTGTAATCTTCTCATGAGCTAAGGGTACTACATCCCTAAATAGCATATTGATAATGATTTCAGCTGATTCACCTTGAGCCATACCCATCGGTATATAGTGAATACCATTTTCAAAAAATCCGCTTTGAATTTTTTCGCGGTTTTTATCACTAAACATATGGTTGGCTAATTTAATAACCAACTCACCTTGCTTTTGCAAGTTACTGTCATACCAGTATGATAACTGCTTGAATGTCTTACTAAACTTTGCAATCTTTTCGCCTGCATCAGACGTAAAGGCAACTCCAATATTAAAACGCTCTTGGCTGTAATCATCCGGAGTCCATTGAACAAGATACCAAACCCCTTTAACTAACTGGTTTTTTTCCTTGGCTTTGCTTGCTTCAAGCAACTCTTGTATATTAATCATGCTGTCATCCTCAGCCCTGACTGCTGGTTGTAAGGCAGTGTTCTAGCTTTGTTAGCTCGCTCATTTAAAAACGCTTTTAGCTTAATTTTTCGCGGTTCATCTAAAAAGAAATCCCACCAAGGATCTAGTTCAATCAAGGCAGAGTTTAAGATCCCGGCATGGTTTCTAGCTTCGTTATTAATGAAAGCATCATTCGGTATAGTATAAGATTTACCGTTAACTAGACATAACTCAAAAATCAAAACAAGTTTATTTTGATAAGCCTTTTCACTTATTAAATCATCGCAATCCCACAGCATCGCATAAGGGAGATTGCTATGATCAATGACTACAATTTTATTGTTAGGTGAGATAATAAAATTACCTAAATTCCTATCTTCATTAGCGACCCATTCATCAAATGCTATGAGCTTCGCAGTTTGTGGCCATTTATTCAAAGCGCCCATAAAGACTGACCTTGCAAACTCCTCGTCAGAAGCATGAAGTTTAATCAAGGCATTCGGAGTACTTCCTTCAGCAAGCATCATAGCAAAACCATATTCGAAACAACTGTCTCCGGTTCTACTTTCAAATTCATCCTTAATTTCTTGTGGGAGCGCTATGAGGGCACACTTTTCAGGAGTAGGAAGGCCTGACTCTTTAGCAAGAATATACCCAGTGATTTCATTAGAAATTGCTATCTTTTTGGATACACTAAAGCATTTGACATAGCTACGGCTATCGAGACCTTGCCCCCAGTTTATATTGCAACTGAAAGTTTCCGCCATTGCCCCATCGGGAGCTCTTTTTGTTTTAACGCTGTTAAAGTCAGAAGACGGCTTTACGTCTATATGCATGGCTTTGGTCCATCAAAGTTTGTGATTACTTCATTATTTTTCTTTAAATTTTATTTATCAAGAAAAAGTTATCACATTTGCTCCTAAAAGCCTCATAAGTCACTTTTTATCCTATCTAAAAATGATTTAGCCTTCACATCCTCCTCTTAATGCTGCCTGATGACTTACGCAGAAGATAACAATCTTGCAGTAGATGCCTCCACATCCAGATATCATGAGATTTTACTAAAGAGCTTTTGCATAGGTGACTGCATAGGTGCACCGGTACCAATTATAATGAAAATGTCTGCTCAAATTGTTTTACATTGTAAGCATTCAAACAAACCAATACAGTCAATAAAACATCAAATCTTTGATTTTTAAACACTTATCTGCAGAGTCTTCATTTCCATTATAAATCAAATTGTTTTTAATCCGCGCCGAATAGGTAGTCCTATCAATTCTACCAACCGGCCAATTTCCCTCACATATGCAGGACCAATGAACGGTCTCGGTGGAATGTGACTTGTTCCGACCTCCTGCCAGAGCCCGATTTCACTCTTGGTCCCAACGATGGCAGCCAGGCCCACTACTTCACTTTGGATGGAGTCTCTGAGCTCGCCTGAGCGCAGAAGCGGTTCGTCTTCACTGTAACCCTGACGAACGCGGTCGGCTTTGGTAGATTCTGCCAGCGATGTCCAGGCATCAAACGGCCCGTAAGCCGGCTGGTACACGCCAATTCCTTCTTTCGCCGTTTCCTCAATCTCTTTGACGATGACACGGAAGCTGGCCTCCAGCCCGGTGGCTATTGTGGCCGAGGCAAACGACATCTCACGCGCAAACTGCTCAAGGTCCACTACTTACCCTCCTCCCACCTTCGAGTGCTCCAGTTGTAGGAGCCGCCCTCGAGCTCGCCAATGACTACACCCATGGCAATCCGCTCATGGGGCATCAGCGCTGTCAGGTCCGGAAAAATCACGCTGAACGGAACCCCGGCTTTCATCAGCCAGCACTGGTTAATAAACCCGGGGTTCTGCGCTAGTTTTTTGCGGCGGTCTCCGTGGTCTCATCTTCGTCGTCTTTCGACCTGGCACGAAGAAAGACGCTCACCGCTTTAAGCCCGTTTTTGCCCAGGATAGCGAGCATGCTTTCAATCTGCTTCGGGTTCTGTGGCAAAGGGTATTCCTCGCCATCAATATCAGCTACGGCGGCAGCCGGGAAAGCATACATGTTCATGTACATCACGTTGATGGCCATTTCCGGGCCGACCGCGACTGTCAGGCGGGATTCCTGCACCGGGTCCAGTTCACGCAGGGTAATGACACGCCCGCTGGCATCCCTGACCTGATACGGCTTCAACGGTGACTCCGTCACAACGGGTGGCGTCTCATGCACTCTGACCTGCACCATTGTTTACTCCTCAGTTCACTTTTTTACGACGGTTCGCCGTCCATGACAGGGTCTGATTAACCGTTTTCTCGCCCTGCTTGTTACCGGCATCGGTAAGGTGAAACGACACACCTTCGTAGCGGTACACGCTGACGGTGCCGTTTGCCTCGGTTATGGTTTCGGTAATGGTGCCGCGGGGCTGATCGATGCCGTTGTAGTAGTTGTCTTCCCACTTCGCCCAGAAGTCATCGAGCGTGGCATCCATACGTTCAGCCGTAATGGTGCCATTCCAGCCAACGGGGATCTGCAGTTCATCGGTAATGCCATTGAGCGGAGTGATTTTATGGGTCGAGACCTGCGGCTTTGAGTCAAAACTCATGATTTTGGGAATGCGCAGTTTCCCCGTGGGCGTGATGATATCGACGGCAATATCACGCCCGATGGTATAGCCAAGGGTTGGCATGGTTTATCTCCGGAGTAATGAGTCAGTCAGTGTTCAGCGCGATAAGCTGTCTGAGACGGAGATGGACACGCTGCCGCCCCCTTCCAGATTCACAAGGAAGTAGCGCACCACATTGAGATACTTTACCTGCACATCGGCGGTCATGTAGCCCAGTGCCACGCGCGCATCCGGGTTATTGGCCGCATCGAGGCGCACCGCAAAGGCAGGTCCGCCATTCGGGTCGCCAATCATCTTCAGCGTCTCCAGATTTGACAGGAAAGACTCCAGCTTACTTTTGGTT